TAGCCCACGCCCACACACGCTGTCAAGCGGCCTACACGCGTCCCTATCGCTCGCTCCGGCAGGCCTCAGGTTACCCTTTGGCCCACACTAAGAGCTTCTCTCAGGCCTCCACAGGCCGCCCTAGCGCCCACAGGCACCCTATGGGGACATCCCGGCGAGGCCGAGGCCGAGAGAGCTGACACACGCCTATATCAAAATTTTGACTTTGGCTACTTTGTGACCACCATTATTGTGCTATCAAACCTATGACAAACCCTACTAGCAAACAAGCGATACCTACTACTGCTTCCATTGGAATATACATGTTATCTCCTTTGATTACACTAAGGGTCAACCTAAGCCAACCCTTTGGTTACACTAAGATGCAGAAGGTTTCTTCATGGCACGACGTTGTACATCCTTAGCAATTGCATAAGCCTGCTTAGGGTCACGACCTGACTTGATGAGTTCTTCTGTGTTCTGGCGTACAGCCTTCTCCTTGATAGACTTCACTAATGGCATACAGACCTCACTTGAATATGTAGCTGCCAGTGAAGCTAACAATCTGCCCTTCGCCCACCGAGTCCTTTCCTACTACGTCTATAGCTCCATTAGCAGAACGAATCCATGCTTCCACTGGAACCATAGAACCACCAAGACCAACAGCCCATGCGTATATACGAATGTCTCGTGTAGGCTTAACAGCATCGAGTACCTGACCACACCATGCAGTCGTACCTTTCGTGAGAGACCCACGCAATGTCACAGTGCGCCCTGTAACCATCGCTTCAAACCCAGCGTCAGGCCACAGTAGAGATTGGATAGCAGAAGAGTAGCCTGAGTAAGTACCAAGATGGTTCTGGAACCCATGAATCTTACTTACATCAAGACCTAGGCCACCTGTATACTCTACACCGTACTTACCATTAGCATCTGCAATCAGTTCACCATGAATCAGGGTGTGTCCACCAAGAGAGTACCCACTCTCAGTGTTGTTGGTGGAGCGTCCAGTTCCGATGTTTACATACACCGATGCAGGGTCTACCTTGATGCCACCTGAGCAGGTCGTGATGTTGTGAGTACCCATAGTCCAACCTACAACCTTGTCGTTGATAACAAGGGAGTAGTAGTTGCCATAAGTAAGGTGACACTCATAATGTCCAATATGGAAGTTGGTGATACTACCCGTGGCGTTATCCGCAGGTATCAGGCCCCAAGACCCTCGTACAACATGCAACTCGCCAATACTAACACTGTCAATTGTCACTCCATCATGAGCATCGTAGATACCACCTAAGTGTACATCAGGCCACATAGATTGATCTGGATGCCCCACTTGAATCCGCTCCATGTAGATATGACTCGCTGCACCACCAGCGTCAGATTTGATGATGAAGCCATCACCATACTGGCCATAGCAATGTGCAATCCCGCCACGTAGGTTACGGCACTTGATGGTAAGTCCGTGGAAGCCACCAATGCACTCTACATATCCGAGAGTAACACCTTCAGTTTGCTCAAGCAGAATGCTGTGTGTTCCCGGTCTCTCGTCTACAGAAACTGCACTAAGGCACTTCACGTTATCGATAAAGATGTTAGCATTAGCGCCACACCCGTATATCTGTAGTGGGTCTTCGAAGCGTGCAGGTTGGTAGTCTGTACGACTAACTGTGTTACCACAATCAATACCTAGGTTACCAATCTGGAAGCCCTTGGCGGAGTTCTTGACTGCGCCTTTAATGATAGTGCCAGAACCTTCAACAAAGGACGACCTATCATCTGCAAGTTGAGGCATACCAGCACCAATGATGGTGATGTTAGGCTTCATGTTACGACCTGCATCAAACAAACCAACTGCATTGTAAGTGTGGTTGGTAAGAACCAAAGCATAATTACCTATAACGGGAATAGCATTATATGCAGCAATAAGGTCTCCATTGTATGGTGCATCATCTACCTTGATGATGTTTGCAGGTTGCAACCACTGTGTCAATGTAATACCATTTGGCATCTTCACTAAGGAAGAACCTAATCTTTGTATCATGTCACCTCCTTTTCTGAAAGGCTACCACTATGATAACCTTTAAGAAAAGTTCGCGTGAAAGCAGCGCTAACGCGCTGCCTACATTAAGCAAGCTTCATTCGTGTGAGGCTTCCGTTCGGCTTCTTAACTAAAGCCCAAAGAGCTTCCTGATCAAAATAAAGTGCGATAGAGCTGTGGTCTCTTACCGCTTCATCTGGAAGCACAGTAGGTGCTACTGGTATCTCAGTTGCCTTGAAGTCTCCTCGGTTAATCTTCAACGAGACAGCATTTGGAGCTGACCCTGAAATTGCAGTCATCTCAGTCCATGCAGAACCAGTACCCGGCCCACCGTTCAGCGTAGAGCGAATAGCACCACTATCCAAGGTCTTGGTAAGCTTGTGGATTCTGAAGCTCAGTTCCGCCGAGTCACTATTAAACCCATTAATCCTTGTATGACCCAACACAGGGTCAAGGATGTTACCTGCAAGAATACGGTCTGGCGGCACATTACCCACAATACCGCTCAAGGTTGAGTGAGGTGCACTGATGATCATGCCTTTGGATGGCTGAGGCTTAATACCCGCTGCTCGGATGCCATTCACGATGCAGTCACCAATGATGATTATCTGGTCTGAATCGAAGTTCATGTAGTTGCAGTCAATCACCGTAATGTTAGAGAAGGTACGGTTGAATGCATGAGCAAGTATACCTGCGCCTGCACAATCCTGCACGGTAACATTCGACACATAACCACCTCTACCGTCCATACCTAAACCTACACCTAATGAGTTCATAACAAGTATGTTATCAACCATGTGGTTATTAGGTAACTGGTGCATGGGGTATTGAGATACAGGTAAATCTCCCGGTCTATCCTCTTCTGGTGCCATTCCAGGGTCTGAGCCTAAGTCAAAGCCGTCCCATACTGGAGATAATGCAACTGAGTCACGGAACTGAAGGTTATAGTTACGAGATGTACCTGCACCTACAGAACCTTGCCATGTTTTAAACCCAGACTCACCTGCGCGCCATGAGGTCACACCAATAACTCCACCATTATGTGATGCACCTCCATTGTTCCGAAGAAACTGCACACCACTACATGAGCCATAATGTACACGACCACCTATGGCATAGTTGCCGATACCCCATTCACCACCTAAGTTTTCAAAGGTTATGATGCCGTCTTTACCACCAATGATGGTGTCAGAATCAATTACCTTACAATGATGACAGTTGCGGAACAAGTAAGCTGCCATAAGCCCACCAGCACGTCTAACCTCAACACCTACACAATCACGGATGTCCAGTGTTGATACTACATACTGGTCTTTCACCTCTTGCGGTATCAATGCTTCAAGTCCTGGGAACTTGACCCAATCATTGACTCCAGGTTGATATCCTTCGGTCTTAGATTGTTTAAGCGTAGCAGCAACAGCTTGTGCATCTGTAATCCACTTGCCATCTTCTGTCCAAGGGTAGATAACCCAAGGTGTGGACTTGCTCTCCATGAAAGGCTTTTCTACTACAGAACCACTAGCCATATTAGTGAAAATTAAAGCTCCATCGCCTATGAATCTAGCTTCGCATTCTATACGAACCAATCGACCTTTGAAGTCTACAGTCTCTCCATTGGTGAACTTGTAGTCAACATCGATAACAAGTACGTCATCTCCAGTGTTAGCCAGATTCTGCAAAGTGCCTAACTGGCTTAGATAACTTGCCTTCCTGAAGCAACGTGGTTTAGTTAATGACATTAAACCTCCTATTACTATCCAGCCCTCCCCGTGAAGACTGGTGAGTAATAGGCCGCTCAAAAGAACGGCACTATACTTCTATTCTATAGTGTCACCTAAATCGTATGTGTATGATACATAAGGTTATGTATTAATTGTAGCCGCGTTCTAACGACAATATGTACAAGCCTAATTGTGTAGCATCTGGCTTACTGAAGCAGACCCTATCATCTCTCTCGTAAACTGCCGTCAGAGTCGGTTTGGTTGGACGAACCTTCTGAGTTTCTGGTAACGCCGTCCCGCACCCGGAAATGGTCAGCGAACCAATCAGCAGGGTCATCGCTAGCCAGATCTGCTTCATGTTGCGCCTCCTTCTGGTCTTGCTTCTTCTTATAGGCAAGCAGCAGGCCAAGAAGTCCTGCCACTACTTCAAGTAACCTACTCACAGGTAATTACTTGGCAGACCACATCGGTAACAGAAGACTCCGCACCTGAGCCTAGGTCAACACCAAGCCATACCGATACAAGCGCAACGATCAGTGTAACTAGTGCGCCGATCACCTTCTTGCTCTTGAATAGTTTCTTCATCGTAATGCTCTCCATTTCCATTCGTTAAGCAGATTGGTGTAATTCTGCCAGTCAACATAGTTACCTTCAGCAGATGCCTTAGCAACCATCTTCTCACACCATGCAATGCAGTTATCCACGCCAGCGAGCCTTACCATCACGCACGTCAATGTGAGTGAAGGAGTTGTATCGACCGATACCATATTTATCAGGGTACTTGTGTTCCAAGTAGGATGCGATAGCACTCGCGTCCTTCCCTTTCACTTTAATATCAGCAGCCTTGCCAGTCATGTGCATGGAAGATGCAGCACCACCTACGCGGCGGTTATGGTCACTGCACCGATGACCCGATGTAATAACTACAGGTAACCCGAAGTATTCACGGACATCTGTGACAACCTGCAACAGTTCCGCGTCAACAGTGGATGTACCGCACCCACAACGGCAAGCGAACTCGTTACGCTTGAAGTATTTGTTCAACATTATCACTCCAGTAAGTCGAAGTCAGATGTCCACTCAAAGGAAAAGCTAAAGGTGTATGCACCCGTAGAACCTTCTGTGATGTGCATACGTACATGGATGTTGTTAGTGGTGGCAGTGTGCGTCTCAATAGCGCCTACAACCAAGCCGTTAGTTACAAAATGTTTGAACACCGCATGGTCAATGATGTTATGTTTATCTGGCCCACCTGTAGAGATATAGACCTGCCTTGTCTCCATCTTCAGGTGCCAGTACAGCCACCATCATACCTTCACGCTTACCTGACAGGTGAGGGTCATTGATGTAAGATGTCGGAGATGCTAGAACAGAAGCACGTACAATAGGCACACCCTCCTGGATGGCAATACTCTTATTACTCCGTGAGCGTTGGCCTGTTACATGTAACGGGTTGTGATTCCCGTTAATCTGATGTCGTAGCATCTAGCCTCCTTAGCGGCCCTGTGCCGGAGTTACTTCACCGTCAAGGCTGCAAATGTTCCATGCGTCAGTCGGAAGCGGGCCATCAGCCACCGCAATGTGCAGTTCATGCGTACCGTCATCTTCCATGATTACCATAGCACCCTTCTGCTTACCAGACAGGCGAGCCTGATTGATAGGTGCCAGTGCACGACCCAAGTCTGACTTGGACACGATTGGAAGTGGCAGTGCAGTCGCTGTGGTTTCCAGTTGCTGTTTCAGGAAAGCCTTACCAGTTGCAGTACCAGCATCACCGTATTTGATAGTTGCCATATGTTATCTCCTTCTTATGCAGGTTGAATTGTACCAATTTCTTCGAATTTAAAGCTATACCAGATGTCATTGAAGCGGCTGCCAGATGCAACCACAAGGCCATGCTTGTCTGTCAGCAGCATAGCACCACGGCGCTTACCTGATTTGGTCTGGTCATTAATGCGGTTCTCACGTACTTCGATGTTCTCACCATGCTCATGGGCTTCATCTTCTGCAAAAGGAACCATCAGTGCAGTGGCAATAGGCTTCTCTTGTTTACGACGAGGTTTACCTGTCAGACCCATATTACCATAATTATTAGGACGATTAGGCATTATTACTCCTTATCTATAGTTAATATAAAGGAAGGAATAGGGAGGTAGGATACCTCCCACTAAGGCGTACCTATACTACCTAGGAATACCTATGACCTCCTATAACTTCCTGTTATTCCTCGGCCTCCTTCTATAGTGTCCCCTAATTACCAAGTCCTTGAAATTCTTGAAGAAATGGTATTTCTGGATTTCACTTTAACACGGCTACCACCAAACACCCTAGACTGCATCGCATTGGACACGTTAGTTGATTTGCGATACCCGTGGTCTTGTCCAGTGAAGAACTCCCGGCGACGTAGAGGGTCGGTCATCATCTCCAGATATTCGCGCATCTCCTTCGCCCTGAGACGATTTATCCGGTTGGCCTCGTCATAGTCTATCTGAGAGGTCAGTTGCCGTATAGCGCCATACAGCGCGTCTAAGCGGTCATCGTGCCGCAGGCATCCTTTCTCAAGGGTGATGTTCGACATCTGAGCAAATAGACTGTAGCTCATGCGAACCTCAAGAGGGTAGTGCTGAACGCTATCGATGTCCTGCTTGATCATCTCAGCGTTAAAGATGATGCGGTGTGCGGACATAAGAGGCTCAAGTGTCTCAATGATGCGGGCCTCTTTCTGACCAGTGGCGTAATCCTCTTTCAACTCGGCAGGCCATTCGCGTTCGAAGTATGGCTTAATTACCGCCTCAAACGCACCATGACCAAAGTTCTTCTCTATGAAGACCTCTTTTACCTCCGCCTGCTTTGCCTCTCTCACAATGCGACTGAGGGCCGATTCTGAGTATCCGCCCGGTACGCCGAAGACTTTGTAGACGTAGATAAAGGTTCCAAGCAAGAACACAATGGCTACACCCGTCTCGTCGCCGTTCTTACCTCCACCTGCCGGGTCGATATACATCAACCTACGCTGAATAGGCCGCCACTCATACGGACGCGGCACAGGCCGATACAGGTAGTCTGTGGGCTTGTTCCCGAAGCGTGGCGCATCACTGATAAGGTTTACCGAATCATTACTCCAAGTCGGCATCTCCGGCACTACGTCAGTGCCAAAGCTCATTAAGATAAGCTGATTAAGACGAAGAGGGTAGCGGTCGGCATCCATCAAGCGCGTGTTCAGCATGAACTGCAACTGGAACTTAGCTGTACCTTGAGAGATTTCCTTCTCAATGAGCTTCTCGTCATCATACATTTCAGGACAAGTCGGCGCGCCTTGTGTACCGTCTATGCCATAGCCTGAGCGCAGACTTGGGTCATCAATCATGTCCTGACGAATCATCGGCGCTAGGAAGTCCCCATAGCAAGCCTCCTGCTCCAGTGTAGGGTAGCGACCTGGCCAGATGCGAATCTGATACCCACGCGCAGGGAGGTTGTTGTAGATGGAGTTTACGCTTTGAGGAGTACCCAAGTAGATGATATCACCAAACTGGTTGATCGATTCAAACTCCTTGGTAAGGTCTTCAAGTAAAGCACGACCTGCGGCAGTACGAGAGTTCTGCAACGACTCTACGTCATCCGCCAAGATGATATCTGCACGCGCACCCTGCATACCTGCTTCGATGGAGTAGCAAGCCACTGATGGAGACTTGTCGCTACCACGCAAGGTGTAGTGGATTTCAAAACCTTTTATACTAGCCTTGTCACCTGCGTAGATATCAGGCAACATGAACTCCAAGAAGTCCAGACCACGGAAGATTTTGATAACCCACCCAGCGATTTCTTCTGCTCGCTTCGCTGTCTGAGACACAATCATGATACGTTTATGTGGCTCGTGGATGATACGGAACACAGCGTAGATAGCTGCAATGGTCGTCTTAGCCTGACCACGCTGTGCTTCTACCATTCGATACTTGTTACCTCCAAAGAGAAATTTCAGAATATCCGCTTGTACCCGGTTCAGGTCTGGATTGCCAGTGATTAAATTATTGATTACAACCTGAGCAAATGAGAGTAGCCCTGCTACAGTGTACGGAAAAGTTTGCTGTAACTCATGCAGGGCTTCCCAACGGGCAAGGGCTTCAGCTTGTGACTCCCTTGCTCTAGCCATTAAGCCTCCTTAGCAAATTGGATTACTTTACCTTGAGATGCTGCTTTGATCTTAGCAAGGCGCTTAGATAGTGCAGACTCTTCTTGCTGTGCAGCAGGTGTAGCCATAATACCATTATCCAATACCCACTTACACATGGCACCCATGTCCTTGCCGGAAACCAGTGCAATTGCTGCATCAGGATCTTCTTCTACCGCAGCTAGGATTGCAGCAGCTTTCTTATTGAAAAGATTAGTGATAGCACTATGTAACTTACCTACCTCGTCTTCAGTAGCTGCGTGTTTATTGTGTTTTGCCACGCTTCTTCTCCTTCCATAATGAATATTTACTGTAGAACCAATCGCCGATCTGCAACACAGTATAAATGAATGTCGCAATCAGTACCCAATTGTCCCAACTGATGCCGAGGAAGTACCCACCTGATACTAAGGCAGATGGCGCTAACTTCATCCCGCCGCTAACCAGTTCGGAATCAACCATCTTACCTCCTATAAAGTGACTACATCCGCTGACATATGGCAAGCTGGTACACCCTCAGAGAATGTAACAAGATCGCCGTTTATTTGATATGTTGACTTAGGTTGGAACAAGCCATCAAGGTAGATATCAATATGAGAGAAAGCCATACCAATCCTAACCTCCGTAGTCCCTGCACCTAAGTCTTTATTAAACTCCATATGCAGGCCCGGTGAAGAGGTTGCAATACGACTACCTATCAATACATACACTTCTGTGCCACGACGTAGAGGCTCGGAGAAGGTGAGGGTGCTGTTAGCTATAGTAACTGCACCTGACAGTTCGTGCTGCAAGACCCCATCAAGGAAAACCAAGGCGGATTCAAAGATGTAAGGAGGCCTAATAACTTGCTCTCCCCCGGCGGCTACTGTAACCCAAGGTACTGTCCGATGAGAGAGACCTGATGTCATCCCTGCCTTGAGTCCAGCAATTGCAATATCTTGCTGTTCATTCCACTCAGTATGCTTCCTGTCGATTGCGTCAAGCTGCCCCTTATTCACTGCATCGTGAGGGTTTGTGCCATCAGCTAGGTCAGTAATTTTATACCCACCCCAAGACACATTCTGTTTGACGAAGTAACCTTCTGGGTAGAAGCCATCAAGAATCTCCTGTGTAATCTGCAAGATATGAATGAATGAGTTGTTCAATGATTTCATATCAAGAGCCACACCTCTATCAAACTCCGCGTAAGGGTACTCTTTGTCTACATCTCTACGTATGCGGAACTTAGTCCCTGCTGGTAGTGCTACATTGAAGGTAATCTGGTGAGTGCCAGATAGCACCCAACCTTGTGTAATACTCCACTCGCCTTCATGAAACACTTCCACAATAATATCTGATGCGCGAATGTAACCCTTGTCGCGCCCAGCAAAGCTAAACGGATAAGTCGTCTGAGAACCTACCGCTGTGTGTTCTGTGAAAGTATAACTCATCAATCCTCCAATAAGTCTACGCTGGCCTTGGTCATCTGACCTACACCAATCGTATTTGCCAAAGGCACAAGACGTCGTACCTTATCTACTAACTGCCTAGTGGAGACATCATCATCTCCATTGGCATACTTCACTAAAGCCTGTGACAAGTTCACAGCATCACTTATGACACCAGCACCAGCCACTAAGTCGCCAAATCCTTGCTGACGGAAGCCCATACGACCCGGTGCCTGCATCATGGAGTCCGGCATAAGGCCGAATGTTGCAAAGGTATCCCCAGCTAAGCCAAAGCCAGCCACTTGTGGTAGTTTATTGAATACACCCATAGCTATGTTCTGAGTATCAAACTTCTCCCGTAAGAACTTGTCTCGGTCTTCTCGTCCAATCGCCTGCATCTGCATCTGTGTAGCGTATGATGCAAAACCTAGCAAGGAAGACCATGCCATAATCTGTGCTGCCTGAATCTTATCACCACGCAAGTCGTGAATAAGCTGTTTCTCAATAGACACAATAGAGAATGATTTAAACTGAGTGAGAGCCTTGCCCCACCACTTGTTCATCCAGATACCTTCATCACCAATGAAGTTACGCTGAATAAGACGACCAGACATACGGCGCACTGCCACACCTACGATTTCTCGTAAGTCTGGCTCCATGGCGTCAAAGTTCATCATTCGAACCTTCTCGCCGTTATAGTCGGCATACATCGGGTTCTCATCAAAGTGGCGCTTGAGTCGCTTCATGGTAGCCTCATCCAAGCCAACCTCTTCAAGGTCACGCTTAGGTAGCTCTCGCTCGCCCATCAAATGTTGCTTGAGTCGCTTATTGATAGAGCGTGCTACGATCTTCTCAGAACCACCCTGTATCGCCTTGAAGCCAGACAGCCATGTGTTAATACGGCTACCCATAGCCAACCCATTGTCGATGATGGCAGACAGACGTCCCATGTTGTCAGCGGTCTCTCCGAACTCATCGTGCCTTACGTTCCAACCTGATAGCCAGTTATCTTCCCCGATATAACCTATGAGTTCTTCCATCTCTCGCAGTTCCGGCTCAAGTAGCTCACCTTGTGCTGTCCCGCCCTTACGCCCGGCGCGGGAGCGTAAGAACTTAGTGGCAGGGATAGACTTCAGCACTGTACCTACTCCCATCTTGGTAATGGCGCGGGCCAACTCCGGCACCTGCGCAAAGCCCATCTGACCCAAACGCAGAAGGCCAGTGATCTCACGTACACGGCGAGTCCCTCGGACGATACCCGCATTTGGATTTGCGTCAATGGTGTTGCCGTATATGAGCTTCACGGAGTCCCTGAGCATTTCTGATTCCGCCCTAAGCTGTTTGATTGCCTTGGCGTCAGCGCCCGCCATATTGCGCCCTGCGCGTTCTGCTGCGTCAATTGCATTCAGTACAGACTGCCGGGTCGGGAACCCCATAGCCGCCAAAGCTGCACCACCTGCTGCCTCCTTGCCGTAGTTCTCCGCCAACTCACCTACGTTAGTGTTGAGCAAGTCCTGAACCTTCATCCCGCCATATTCAGCCTGAGTGTTGATACCCATGCTTGCCTTAGCTCGGTTAGACACTGATTCCGCCATCTCTTGCAACTCAGTGCCTTCGATGAAGTTATCTATGATATTATCAGGCACACCTGCTCTCTTCAGGTCTTCAATAAGCTGTGCTTGTTGCTGCTGAGAAACTACCCTGTCAAAGGCTACACGGCTTGATAAGGTAGAATCGGAGGCGCGAATATACTGCACCTTAGCCAGTGCATCCGCTGCCTTCTTACCCATCTTATACTTACCAGTCTGATAACCTTTGGACAGCAGGGCAATAACAGCCTCGCTACTACCAAGTCTATTGACTGCTTCAGTCACCTTGATACCATCATATATCACAGGGATATAATCACGTGCCGACTTGACATCTTCGAAGCCTTTCTCACCAGCAGCCTTTCTGATTTCAAGAGACTTAGCCAGCTTATCTGCGATGCCTTCAGCAGCAAGCTTAACACCACGTGGCGTGTCATCAGGTATTCCTTTGACAATAGCAGTATAAATCTGGTTATTAAAATCCCTCGTAACAGCAGGGTTCAGGTAATCAACAGCACGTAAATTGTTATCCTTGATGAATTGAGAGAAGCCATCATTGTATCGATTCTTCTCAGCAAAGCGAATCAAGTTACCATACACGTTAGACAAGATAGAAGCGGTCTTACCTTGGTAGGCACCACCTTGTGCATTCTCCAGCAGTCGCAAACCAAGACCCCGAAACACAGGGTTCTTTGAGTTCAGAATCACGGAAGATACAGAACCAAGTCCCTTGAGGTTTACAGGTCTAACTTCAGACTGATATGCTTCACGTGCAAGGTCATCCATAAGATCTTCCATGCTATCAGACAGGTCAAATTGTTCACCTGCAATTTCAGAATCCTCTACACGCTTAGCGCCGATAGAGTCATCTCGCTTCTGCCGCACTTCCTCTTCTGCCTGTGCTTTGGCTTCGGCATGAGTCTGAGTGGGTGTCTTCTTCTTCTCAGCACGTATAGCTGCAAGAGCCTCCCGTACCGCACTTGTCATCTCAACTTTACGAGCCGGAGCATCTAACCCTAGCTCCTTGATTTGCTGCTCCCTAGTTAGATTAGAGAATCTCTTCAACTCCTCCTTTGACTTACCTACGTTCTCCACGCGGGCCAGTTTAGCATTAAGTTCGTCGAGTCTTGTTTGGATGTCGGCAAGCGGCTCATCAAAGCGACGTGCCAGTGCCTTCTTCTTAACATCCAAGTCTAGCCTATCAGCAGCAGACTTAGGCGCACCCTTAGCAGCAGCAGCTTCTGCCACGGCATCTACCTTCTTGCCTTTAATGGTGGCGGCTTCTGTTTCAAGCTGGCGTATCTGCTCCTTCAGTTTACCTTTCTCGGAGGCACTCATACGCACGCTAGAGTTAGCCTTCAGGTCATCTAAGTGAGACAGGATTGCTACATCCATATCCACTTCCTTAGCCCTCAGTGGTTCATAGGAACGCACAGCCATGTACGCGTCATACTCCATAGCCTCTCGTACAGCCTTAGCCGCAGATGCATCAAACTCATCTGCTCCCTTTACGACCGTATCTAAGTCATCCACTACGGTCTCAGCACCGTCATTCACTCCTTGTACTCCTGGCTTTCTGGCGATGCGTTCGCGTGTAGCTGCGCCAATGGTGCCGCCCATTATCATACCAAAGCCAGCAGCAGCCAGCACATCATCTGCGCCCTTCTGGTAATCACCGCTGGCTAGGATGGCTTCCAATGCTGCGTTCTCGGCACCAGCCACTGCTGCCGTCTTTATGATACGACCGACACGGGCAACCTTTACTGCACCAGCTACAGGGGCGGCAACCATAGAGGCAGCCCAACCAACTGGGTCGAAGATACCAGCAGCTAACTGAGCGCTAAACCCTGTAAACCCATTACGTGCAAGGATCTCCGATCGCTCCTTATCCGCCATAGCATTGGACATACGAAACTGCAACTCTTCTGGTGACTTAACATCCTTCACAATATCCTGTGCAATTTCAAAACCATGAATCTTTGATAGTTCATCTTTTGTTGACTCAGGAACCGTGTAGCCTTCTTGTTCGGCAAACTCAGTTGTATGCCGCTCAATAGCACGCTGACCACCGTATAGCGCCCATTCGCTTTCCAGTGCAGTCTGCATAACCTTATCGCTAGCTCTTTGTTCTTCAAGCTTACGCTCGGCTTCTGCCACTTGTGCAAAGGTAGGCGGCAACCTGCGTTGAGATACCGTCACCCAGCTTTGGCTAATATCGTCAGCCATGTTACCTCCTTAGTTAATGTCATTCATAAAGGCTGTCCAACATGTTAGACAACCTTGAGTATGACACTACAGTTTAATACGACCCACTTTGGTGCCGCTTGCAAGTGCTCCTGCTTTAGGAGGGTAGACTTCCATCCACCCATCTTTACCTATCTTACCAAGGATAGACTTGCTCACAAATGCTTCTGACATGCTACCTGAGAACTTAACGTACATGGAACCATCTTCCCTTGTCTCAACTTCGCTAATCTTAGGTACAGACCCTCCGCTTTGTGCAAGGTTATAAGCTTCCGCCCTGCGAACTAGCAGGCCGGAGCTACGCTTACCTTCAGTAGATGCAGTAGACAGCATCTCGATAAACCCATCGGTGAACTTGCCAGCCTTGAAGGCTGCATAGGCTTTCGGTGCATTCTTGATGCCATCCTTTCCTAAGTTGTAAGATAAATCCATGAGGCCACGTTGCACTCCCGGATGCATTGCATCAAAAGGTACAGCCCAATCCTTTGTGCTAGGTACGTGGCTCTTCATGTCCTGCTCAAGCAGACGCATTGCCCGCTCAGGTGTTAACTGAGATTGTCCCGGTGCAAATGGTACTTTATCTTCGCCAATAGTGATGTATCCATTCTTCTTCTCCTCCTCCGTGAGGAAGTGACCATAACCTACAGACTGACCGTGTGCATCTTTGTACGGAGTGTACACGCCAGCTACTCGGTCAAACCCTACGTTGGCCCCATTCTCGGTCTTAGCTACATAATTGTAGAAGTCCATATTATTCCTCTTGTAGTTGAATTCAAAGTTGGAAGGTAGATTCTCACCGGATGCAAAGGCAGGCGACATGAGGAAGTCAGCGATGCCACGGGAACCTACAGTCTTAGCTGTAGTCTTTTCTGGTGCAGGAGATTGGTAACCACCAGCACCCCACATACGCATCTGATTAGCTTCAAAGTTCTTCTTCGCTTCATCGCGCTCTTTAACTGCCTTCTCGTAGTGCTCCTTCAGTAAGTCCTGTCCCTTGATTTCAGACAAAGGCATAGCTGGAGTAACTGGCACACGCCCAGAACCAGCACGTATTGTAAACATACCGCGCTTAGAGTCTACATCAAAGTATAAGTCTCCTTCTTCCATACCGCCAGATGCATCCAGCAATGCTTGCTTATGATTGTCAAGGTACTGACGTAATACCGTAGGTACGTCTTTTTGGTTGGCACCTATAGTGTCACCTAGCGTCCTCACATCACCTTTGACCAGAACACCTTGAGTGAAGAAACCTTCAGATAGCTGAGTGTACTGATTCTGTAGGAAAGATTTGAGATGACGCTTAATGGTGTCATTGTTATGACCTGCAACCTTCATAGAGCGAGCAATCTGGTTTGCCTCTTCTAGCATAAGGTCACGACCCATGTCACTCATGTTGTCGCCACGCGTAAGCCAGCTACCGCTCGCAACATCACTAACCACACCATCTACTTCATCATTCAATTCTTTCATAACAGAACCGGGAAGCTTGTCCCCACGCGATGCATTCTGTGCAAACTCTATAGCCTGTCCAGGAGTGTAACCCATGCGTGTCGCCAAATCATAATTCTCCGCAAAGGCGTACTCCTTGTCACCCATCACCGCCCGGCGGGCATCTTCCGGGATAGAATCGCGGGCGCGCATAATAGTCTGCAATGCTTCAGGTTCAATCTTCATATCTTTGAGGTTGGCAGAAGAGAGTTGCATCAGCGAGCCGTACCGTTCTTTAATGATAGGGTCTTCAATCAACTGCTGGCCCAGCTTGGCATATCGCATCTGCTCATAGCGGCCACGGATAGCTTCAGCTTCTTCACCAGTAGCTCCTGTACGGGTTATCTCGTCATTGGCTAACTTGGTGTAGGCATCAACCAATGCACCAGCATACGCTTTGCGGTCTTCCTTACTGATATCTTGCAAGCCTAGGGGTGAGCCATGTTCACCACGGGCCACCAAATCTTCCAGCTTGGCAGACGTAGCACGAGCCTTAGCCTGTCTATCAAATAAAGATTTGATCTCGCTATCAGACCAAGCGGTGCCTCCTGAGATTTCATTGTGGTTCTGCATGACCTGAAGTAGCTGTTCGCGGTTAAGCTGTCCAGCTTCAAAGGCTTTGATTGCAGCATCCTTCTTCTCAAAGAGTGCCACTTGGTTCTGCGCCGCCCATGTGCGGTTGGCCTGAATCTCTCCTGTCTGTAACTGACCTACTCGGTCATAGAGTGATACTCCATTCTCATCCTTAAGAGACTTGGTTCCTTGAATCATAGAATCATCACCAATAGCTGCACGATTAGCTGCCAATTGAGAAACCAGTGCATCAAACTCCTGCTTGGTGATTTGCATAGCCATAGCTTCTTTCTGCAACTGATTCAAGGCATCACCCATAGCTTCGCCAGGAACATCACGGGTAGCCAGCAGAATGCGTGACTCCATAGACTTGATGCGGGCTTCCGCCTCCTGCTTCAGCTTGGCGGTCTCCCTTGCTGCAAATATTTTAGGTTGCTGCTCCATGAAGGCATTAGTAACTACCCGCATGGACTCCTTATCACCACGAAGTTCAGGGTAGGTATCCCATAGGCGGTCTTGCACAGCCATGCGGGCATTAATGACGTGATCTTCCCATTGACTGTCATCGCCATCAAAGCGTTGTGCATCATCGGACAGTTGCATAGTTTGCGCGATGATGTCATTTTGTAGACTAACAAGCATGTGTGCGCGTGCGCCGCCTACCGTTGCATCTTCAGTTGGCATTAGGCCAGTAAGCGCCCTATTATATTGTCTTACCTTATCATCTTCCACTCTTTGGTTCAGAATAGAAGTAGTGACAGTCGCCAAACTGCCAGCAGCATTTACAAGGTCTTCAAGAAAGCGGCTACCAGATGCACTAGTCTCTTGCACCCCAACCTGACGAGTCGCAAAACTAGCAGCACTTGGCCCACCAGTAGACTGCACTCGGCGTAAGCCCTGTACAGCTTGACGTTCAATTGCCATTTAAACTCCTCTTGTTCCTGATGAATATGTCCTAGAGTCAGACCAAGCCTTGCTAAGTGCTGTACCCTTCTGATGACCAGACAGGTAAGCCTCACCTATACCAGACACACCTTTGGCTATGGCACTGAATGCAGATGGCTTCTCAAAGGAGCGCATCATCATCTGACCACCTTTCTGGATAGACTTGAGCTGGTTAGCAAAGTTAATCTGCTGTGTTTCATAGTTGTCAATAATGGTGGCTTGGTTCCTACCAGCTTCACCTGTCAGGTCATTCAGCATAGAGGTGATAGAGTTACCACCTGTGCCGCTCGCACCTGCAAGCAAGGCAACTTGTGCTCGTTGCTGTAATAAGGATACCTGATTGTCTATTAGTTCAGAATGGTATTGCTTAGAGGCAGACCTTTCAGCATTAGCCACGGAAGCATAAGCCTCCCTTGTGGCTATCAACTGCTGACGCCATTGCTCATCTTGCGCCTTCTTCATCGCCTTCGCTGTTTCTTTCTGCGTGAAGTAGTCTCCTATCGGGTTAAGCATTTGCATACCTGCCGACAGGAGGCCAGCATTAGAGAAGCCTCCAGTGGTTCCGCCTAAGAAACTCATGGCAGAACCCATTACCCCTTCTGCACCTATAGCACCACCCAACGAAGACAGGAAACCACCAGATGCAGCACTACCTGCTACACTGGACAATCCTGCTGTAAGAGCAGTACCTATTGCCATTTACACTCTCCTCTTAGTAGGGTTGTACGAACCTTCCCACTCAATATCCCTAAGCTGGAAGGTATGAGGCGATTCTACCATCACACGATAAACTGTGTCGGTGCTAAGAGACCTTAGTGGGAATTTGAACACACCTTCTCTCGGCTCTACATAGCCAACAATATTATTTATGGCACCACCCACCCTGTTAGAGGCCAGCACATTACGTACTTTGCCACTCTTCAAATTCTTGACCTCAACCTTGAAGTCAGGGTATTTGTCTAGGTTTAGGTGAACAAGCCCCACCGTTGGCACATCTATATAAGACACCCTCTCTTGGTTATCACGTATTACTACCTGTGTAGGTTCAAACTCTTGTGGGTATAACTGGCCGACTACTACCTTAGCCTTCACATGGTCATCATCGTGCATATCAAAGGTTGTAGTTAAGGTGTTATCGCCTGGGTTATAGCTAAACAAGAAAGACCCGCCTATGTAAGAGTCCCACCCATCTATCAGTACACAGTCAAGCAATGTTACATCGGTTGGTTGCCAAGGTAACGGCTCAGACACCCACACATCTTCTGCCTTGATATGTCTAAAGATAAGTTCAGCTTGCCTATCCATACGGATGCGGTCATTCAGGTTATATACAAGCGCATCACCCATGTCCATGCGCTCAAGATACACACCAGTACTGCCTCTTTCTATGAGCAAATATAGGTGCTCACCTGAATAGAACATGCCACGGATAAACGTACCCAAAGGCCACTCCCATTTATGCCATGCAGCTTGTACACGTTCGGTTCCTTGCCACAACCAGTCATAGCAGTAGATAATGTTTCGGTACTTGTCGGTCAAGACAAGCAGCCTGTTCACATTAGTACTGGCTGACATCATAATAACATTACCTTCTAGCAACTTATTGACATGACTAGTTATTGCTTGTGCCTTCTTGGTATCACTATAAGAGTCTGTGTAGAACTCCCTTATGCCTGAGTAAGCACCTTCACTTGTAGCAAACATTACGGACTCACCTGTAGCTACAGGCTTGACATTATTGTTAACTTCAAATGTGGTTACAGGCTTGAGCAATACGTTTGACTTCTCAAGAGGCTTATCTCCAGGAAGGATGAACTGAGATTTATCTGCAAACAAGACAGTAGACCCGTCCAATGTAACCGCGTGTTTAAGCTGATAAACCTCACTCGCATCTGAGAATACATCAAATGGGTCAGTGGCTACAGCAGATACGGCGGTATATCGGAAGAAGTCAAAGAAGTAAGATGTGCGAGTTGCAATTACAGCCTCGCCAGCAGTAACACATAGACGATTCTGCACCATAAACATACCACCTAATGTCTGAGGCACTTCCTCATCAATGAATGAAGGCATAGGGTTAGTCAGGTCATCGCCTACTTTGCGATCTTCCCAGTCGCCTTGTCTAATTTTAAACTGCGCAATTCCATTAACAAACCCTGTACGTTCTATAATGTAAGGCATGGTTGACTTATCAAACCCTATCAACACATCGGCGGCCAGTGTCTCCTTCCAAGAGACAATGTTCCCATTCTGCTTCTCAGCTTGCAGCCAGTACCGAGATTCAGGCTTACTGCCAGTAGGCCAGACTTGCACCTTGTAGCCTTCTGGTGCACGTGATGGTAAGAGGTCTGTAGATGCCACCTTGTACTTGATGGCTACCAAATCCTTACCTTTTGCCCCATCTTCTGTGGTTATATCGAAGGTAGTAGAGCCATCCCGCCTTGTGATATAGATTGAGGTGCCATCTAACTGGATTTCATAGTCTGCAATCTTATCCCAACTTTGGAGTGACTGGTACAGATTGTAAGCTATGCTTTCAGTTCTGATGTCTTCAATATGGTGTGCCTCGGCACCATCCCTAGTCTTATAGCCAGCAGCCACTACGCCATCAATAATAATCTTGTAGTGCGTACCGTATTGACCATAGGCCATAAAGACAATAGCAGTGCTACCTACTTGAGGGGAGCGTTCAGGTCGGGCCTTGACGATCTTCTTGCGATTCAACATGAAGGTCACATCTGCAATAGTCATAAATTGCACATCTTCCCTAGGGTTAGTCACTTCACTAAGATAGGTCATAGGTGCATCCTGTGATTGCACCATACACTTACGTCCTTGTTTGTCAAAGATTTCAGGTACTTGACCCTTCTTCATTATGAAGAAATACTCCTCCTCACCTTCACCCCCTCTACGGTAATGATGCACTGCCATGTCATCTTCACCATATTCTAAGAGTTTGGCAATATGCGTTGTACCCATGCGGGATTTGGTTCCCTCCACTACATCAGGCACCATGTTAACCATTTCTGAACACTGTCCATCTAATCTTACTGCTGGAGGTTGCTGGCTTATGCCTTGAATCTGGCGACCTAAAGAACCTTGAACTTCCATTAGCGATAACTCTCCCAAGGTTTAAGTGGATGACCATCGTAAGGTGAATGCGAGTAAGCTGGTACGTTCTGAGATCCACCTGCCATGATACCAAACTGACGCTGTGTAGGGTTGTGTACTAACATGTTGAGTCTCTTCTGGGACATCTGTTCAGATTGAACATCAACGAATAGCTGTGCTGCAATCTGCTGATGGGTGGTCAACTTGGTCTTATCTGCATCCTTAGATACAATGAACTCCACCGCAGCCTGATATGCGATTGCTTGCATTACGCTAGTAGGTAGGTGTTCGAAAGGTAGATATGTCAGAAGTGTCAGACGAATAGCACCATCTTTGTTCACATGACTTCTCATATCAAACGTATGATTCCATGTGGAGTACAGCTTGCCTGCACGCATTGTCATAGGAACTTTACGCTCACCTAATGCATAACATTGCAAGACAGCTAGGCAATTATTAGGCAGGTTAACTTCGCCATTAGTGTCCGGCACGATGCGCCAATTAGGCTCACGATTAAACCACCAACCTCCACCTTTATTATATTGGAAGCGCTGTGACACAATGTCCAACATCTTACTTGCATCTTCAGCATCAAGGTCGCCTGAGTCAAGGGAATCCACACCCTCACGACCAATGGCCCGCATACAAAGGTTGACGGCCTCTAGCTTGCTATCAATGATGCTAAAGCTTGCATCGGACATGATGTAACCTACATCACTTGATTGTTGAATTACAGGCATGAATCCTCCTAAACAAAAGAACCCTACCTACGCAAGGTAGATAGGGCATAGGTTATTCCTCGGTCGGCTTCAGTGCAGTCGGCTTGATGTCATTAGCCATCACAGCACGAACAGCAGCAACCAGATCTTCAGCAGACAGGCTAGCGGCAGCAGCAGCTACAGGTGCCGCATTCTTGACATAGACAGCCTTACGCTGTGCTCGGTTCTTGACGATAGTATGCTGCGCACCATCAGTGCCTTCTACTGCTCCAGTAGTGGTGTTGCGCTTGGTTGTAACAACAGACACAGCCTCCCAACGGTCAGGGATTGCACCTTCAGCCATGAAGGTATCAATGTAGTAGGTCTTCTCTTTCTTCTCATAGAAGATGTCACCAGTCACATCGATAGAGCGACCAACCAGCAGCGCATCCGCCGTAAACAAGACAGCGATAGCACCATTCATTGCCGGGAGCGGGTCATAACGATAGCCGTTATCCTCATTGGACAACAGGTGATGAGTTTGACCTTGAGAATATTTAGGGAAACGGTTAGACGGAATTACCGGGCAGTTGTAGCTGGACAGGGTGAAGCCCTGAATGGTTGCACCAGACTGACTGATGGTGTAGGTCTTGTCAACGATACGGTCTGCATCACGCAGTACGTTGAAATAGCGCCACGGCATCAGGATAGCCACATCGGAGATGTCCACTTCCTGCTCTAACTGCTGTTCCAGCGCGAACTCTACAGCAGCCATTACGTACTGAGGGTTGACCAGCGCTTCACCTTCTGCAACCTCTACGTTGATAGAGAAGCCATGACCCTTAACACGCGGGTTAGTACGTTTAGCTTGAGTGTTGGCAATACCGCCCAACATCATCTGCTGAATCAGCATCTCATCTTCCATACGCTTCAGTTGCTTGGCTTGGTTGGTAGCCAGCTTCGGCTTCAGGCTATCAATGTCGCCCTGTACATCGTGCAGGTGTGCAACTGTGTTACGGGCAATAACAGTGGCATCGATTACCAACTGGTTTTTATCGGCCTGAGTAGAGGTCGCAGCCGGAGACTGACCCGGTGCTAATACCTGCAACTCGGTTTCACCCAAGTATTTGTTGCTCACAGTGTTGGTTCCCGTGACGGTCTGCACGTCGAAGTAGGACATGATGTTTTCGCCCTTCAGGTACTGCTCGTTGACCTTACCGTTGAACTTCTCAATGAGAAGACTATCTACTTCCCCGGAAGCGGAAACGGCAACGTTGGTCAAGTTGTTCGGCGTAGACATGTATTATAATCTCCTTATAAATCAAGTTGATAGGTTAGGGAGGACTACCTCCCTTCTATAGTGTCACCTAAATAGGCAATTAAAGACCGCGAGCCATACCTGCGCGGCGACGTGCATCCAGACGTGCCTGTGCTTCAGCCATCCCTTTGCGGTCACGTCCATACTTCTGGCCTAACTGTGCAATCTCTCGGATGTACTGCTCCCGACTTAGAGGTGCATTATCTTCCGATGCAGCAGCGGTAGCCGTTGGTTCAATAAGGTTAGGTTTATCGTCACCCTGTGCAGCCTTACGGCGACCTTCTAACTCGCGCACAGCGTACTGCTGTAGATATTGGTTGCCAGACTGCATCACTGCATTAAATGCTTCCAGTTCTTCATCAGAAAGAGTATCAAGCGCCCACTCCTCCAGACGGCTCCAGCCTTCGTCACCGCCAACCTCCTTGGCAATATCCGTGTAGCGCTGTGCGTTTGCAGCTTCCGCCTCCTTGGCGGCAGTTTCTTCACGGAGGAAAAAGGTTTCGTTCTGAGCCTTGAGGCCAGATAGGTAGGCATCTACTGCGAACTTACCAAATGCATCATACAGTTTCTGCTTGGTTTCTTCTGACAGTTCAAATCTACCACCTTCACCATACAACTCACGAGCCACCTGCATAGCGTCGATGCCCTTCTCTTTGAGAGCTTCGGTCACATCATCAGGCACTTCAATGATTACTTCATGTTCACCGAAGAAGTATCGCGCTTCCTCATCCGTGGAACCATCTGGCTTAGGTTTACCATCCGGTTCACCATCTCCCTCTCCTGAAGGCTGTCCAACAGCTTCTCCTCCGGTGTCCTCATTGCCTTGATCATCTGCACCATTCTGTACGTCAATGCCAGTATTACCAGCGTCAACACCAGCAACATCATTAGTCACCTCCTTGTTCTCTTCAGCAGCCGGAGCAGCGGTAGTTTCATTGGTCGGTTCTACAAATTCAAAGGCCACTAATTAACCCTCCTTCATTTCTTGTTGAATAACACCCGGTACGGCCTTAGCCACACCTTCGTTGAGCATGGCCTCTTGCTGGGCCTGTGCTTGCTGTGCCATTTCTTGTTGCATCTCCTCCTCAGACTTGAGGAATGGGAGTTCCGCAGATATCTGACCACGCACCCAATCCATGTAATCACCCCATCGGATTGCACGTTGTGCAGGTTCAGGCCATGTTTGAGGTAAGGACATATACTGTGCAAAGTTAGCCAGCTTATCCAATTCAGCCATGCGGCCTAGTGCTTCAATACCTGTTACAATCACAGGGTCTACCAGTTCACTAGTGAATGAATCACCTGCCTCTTGCAAGCCCCACATGGCAATAGGTGTCTGCATGGTCATGGCAAACAGGGAATATACACCACCCATATTCTGCTCAATCTCAAGCGCGTCACGTTGTATTTCTACGGCAGTAACACGTTCAGCGTCACGGCGTGTCATGGTCTCCATCATGAAGATGACACCGATGCGTCGGGTGTATACTTCCAGCACAGCGCTGATAGGTGTCAGGTCTGCATACTTACCCAACTGAACAATGTGGATGTCTTCCGCAACACCTGTGATGACCTCACCTGTACCTGAGTTAACAAAGTGATCAACATCAGTTTGTGAACCGGGTCGAATCAGGTACTTGATATCTGCCATCAGTGCAGCCCCACGGGCCATGGCCTCAGATAAGAACTGTATAACAAACAAGTCACCAGAATAATCCTCAGCCAAGGGACGGCCCCAATCCTCGCCATAACTGCGCTTCCATGTAAGTGGAATGAATGGTAGCTTCTCGGACTTGATGCGGCTCTCCTTGCCTACCGGGATGTCGTCAGCAGATTGATTAATCTTCCAGAAACCTTCACCTGCATATTGCGCATGAGTGTACAGTTTGACGTTATCATCCTCTTTGCACTTCTTACCTTTCATCCCAACCTCTATTGCCATGCGAGTTGCTGGGTCGAATGTACGTAGCGCTTTCTCTTGTAGAAGGATTACATCCATCAAGTCGCCGTTAGTGTCACGGTTGACTACGTAGTGGTGCATTGGTACTGCACTCATCGCACCTTTGCTTGGTTTGTACAACAGGCAATTACCCGCTACGATTAAGTGCTTGAACACCTCAACTATAGCTGGGCGGAATTGCCTTTGCTCCAGCGCCTTCATTGCAGTGGTTTCTACGCGAGCGAAGATGGTTGCTAGCTGAGTTTTCTTCAGCCCTCGGTCATCTAATACCTTCTCACCTTTTGCTGTTAAATCAACACGGAAGAATGATCGTTGCGCAGGGAATAGCACTTGTGCCAGCTTGTTAGCTAGGTGATTGGTAGCTTGTGCACCTACACCCTGCCAACCATTCTGCGAGGTCTCATTGTCTCCCTTGTTGTTCATCAGGTATGGGAGTGTTAACTTAGCGAAATGCTTTGCCCTGTCAAGGTAGGGACTGCGTTTCTTAGAAAACTTCTCCCATAGTTTAGGTATCTTCGATCGCTGTCCACCATACTCAAGTATAGTGTCTTGCATATCAAACTCCTAAGCTAGAGGCTACAGGGCGCACAAGGCCACGCTTGCCCTTAGCAGATGCCGCAGCATCATCCTCTTGTCCAATCTGGATGTCTTCAGATTTAACCTCAGTCTGCCGCTCAAGTTGTTGTGCTGGAACCTTAGCTGCCTCAATGCGAGGTGCCTTTTGTGCCAGACCTACTGCTTGAAATGCCTTCTTAACTACACCCATGTTATCTCCTTAAAACTTCAAGTTATACACTGTACCGAACGGAGTAAACCCTAATCGACTATACATCCGCCCCACACGTTCCTCATTGATACCAGATGCGATAGACAACCTTGCCTCTATGCAGCCGCGCTCCTTGGCCCAAGACTTGTAAGCTTTGAGCAAGCGCACACCAGCAAGAGACCCTCGCTTTTCTGGTATGATGTAGAATAGTAGATCAGAAGCCACAAGTGCCGGAGACCAAGGTGCCATGATGTGAGCCGCCGCCCACAGGAAACCTATGATAACACCATCTTCCACAGCCACCCATAGAAATAAATCCTTGCTGGTAAGGGATGCACAAAGGTGATGTGCGCTTTGATCTGCATCCCATGTAGCTGAATGATGCTTAACTACCTTGACTTCCTCTTCTACATACCTGTTCCCTAGATTAATTATCTCAGGGATATCTAGGAAGCAAGCCTGCCTTATCATGGCTGCACCACAAACTGCTGCTTGATACAAGACAGGATATAGCGCTTGGCTTCATCCCATACTAACTCTTCGTGTGACTTATCCGGTCGAGGTCTTGATGGAGCAAGTATAATTTTCTCCAGCATATCCCAACCTTCAATATTGATAGTCGGCTTCTTGGTCGTCGCCATACAACTCCTCCACTTTCTCGCGGATAGCTTCCACAGACAGACCTAAATCTTCTGCATCAGACAGAAGTGTATAAGGGACTTCAATCCCACAAGACAGCATATCAAAGATAGCTTCTGCTACCTCAACTGCCTTTGTCGCTTTCATTGAATCAAAAGACATCAGGCTCCTCCTTGTCATGGCGCAACTCTCCAACCTTGGGAAGTCGCAGGACTCCCTTGCTAGATTCTTGGAGAGCCTTGATAGCGAATATCTTCCCGATGACGTTCAGTTCACCACCGTGTTTAATATCGTGATACATACGGGTGGCATCTTCATGTGTCCAGCCACGGCCAAGCATAGCCTTGATTGTCTTGCCACCCTTCCATTTAAATATAAGATTAGCTACTTTACCTTTGTATTTACCTTTCCCCTCTTCCCAACCAATACACGTTAAGTCGTATGAGACCATGCGTACAATCTTGGTCTGTCGGAAGCCCTTGTGGCCCGCTTCATAGTCACAGTCTAACTTAAAGACTGCACCTTCTCGCCCCGCATCAATGTGCTTCTGTGCAAACGCCTCTACCTCTTGCTCGGTGTGGCAAGGTGTGATAGTCAGGATTGCATTCTCAGGTGGAAGGCAACCTTTCAATCTGCGACATAGAGCTTCATATCGCTTTAAGAATGTAACCTCCGTCTGCCCTTCGATGAATGCCTTAATAGTCAGCATATCAAAGAAGTCAATGTACAGGTTATCTTTAATCTGCTGTCCTATGAAGTCAAGAGGCTCAGTCCTGTTTGGATTCACCACACCCGAAAGCGCCTCAAGGTAGATATCAACGGCCATAGATTGCAACTCACCGAGGTAGACACCAGCAGGCCACCCTATAAAAGACGCTTCCAGTTGTTCTACATTAACCAGCTTTTTGCCAGTGCGACCAAAGATACCCACAGTACCATCAGAACGCACAACTGTAGCACTAAATATTCCATCTCTTTTCACTTGTGCATAAACCGGGAATGTAAGTTTGCTTTCTGGCACTTCATCCCTGTGCTTAACCAGCATAACAGGTTTGGAACGATGATCTTCAGGTAAACCTAGGAATTGGAAGATATTCATTAGAGATCCTCATCAATACATTCATGGCGATGCTTCTGGAACAGGTCTTTGTAGTAGTCTGCTTTCTTCAGGTCTTCCTCAGTATTGAACTTCTTACCTGCACGCAGACGGTACTTCAATGCATTACCCATGCAGTAACCAGCAAATTGCTTCTCGGTCATGCTACGGGCAATGATAGTGATTGCCTCGACACCCTCGAAGAACTCATAGTGCTTAGGCTTAGTAACCATGTTGTTGTCCAACATGTTGGACTCTTCGCCTTGCAGGGAGTCAACGACCTGGAAATAAGGTGCATACCATTCGCGTTTCTCCACACCTTCTAACATGATAGAGTTGTAGTTAAGTTCTACACTGGACACTTTGAACACCCCATCTGGTTGCTTGTTTAAGCTTTCACACAGTTTATTCCAGAAGGCATCTCGATAAGCTGCACGGCGTACAACGTACTTACCAATATCAATTTCTGACATAATTAATTCCTCCATTCACTATACAATCAAGGGCCAGTGCAATATCATTTGGATATGCCAGCCGATAAGTATTACCTGACCCTTTGTTCTATAGTGTCACTTAAATCCTGCCAATCCAACGACCTTCTGCATTGGTCTGCATTGGAACAATCTGAGGTACACCCTCTACAATCACCACACAACCTAATGCTGGCTTATACTTGGACTCACGGCCATAAGCAAATGCGCGAGACGACTCGTCAATAAGACAGCCACCATGCACAGCCCAATATTGCTCATGTGTGTTACGTGCATACTCCACTGACATCTTACCATGCAAGTGGCCGCACACCAGATTCATTCGCTCATGTGCCGCATCTGCTAACACAGAACCTGCTGGTTGATGCTTGAATGCAACCTGCTCCCCGTTAGGTAACTCCAGGACATGAGTGTGTTGCCAATCCCATTGGTCGCCGCCACCATGCGGGAAGAAGACTTCTCGGTAAGTGCGCAGATATTGGACAGGGATGCCCTTGGCGCTTGCCTTGCGGAAGTGCATAGAACCATGATTGGAGTGGCACAGGCGCATGACCGGGAACATCCGGTGCAGCTTGTGCATGAAGGCACGTGCCTTCTCCAACTCCACACCAGCGGAGTCAAGGTTAGGGTCACTATCGTGGAATGACAAGGCATGTTTGTCTGCCTCATCTCCTAAGTGAACCACCGTATCAGGACGGAAGCGTGCCGCCACTGCTGCCAAGAACTCCAAGGTATCTGGGTGTTCATAAGGTGCATGGGTATCAGGGATCACCAGTACACTTCTATGAGGCGAGTCAGGCAATGGTACAATAGCCAGATCCTCATAGCGGTCAGGAGTCCTGAGCTTACGTGCTTCTTTGAGTCGCCTATCCTCCTGAGAAAGAGTCTGGTAGTAGTCACCGTTCTTCTTGGTATGCATGAATTGACCATGCCAGTAACGAGCAAGCTGCCGTGTAATCTTCTTGCCGACAGGATGCGCAGAAAGTACGCGAGCCATCTCGTTATAATTAACATTACCTTTCTCGTCGGTAGCCTGCTCTATTGCATCAAGTACCTCGGAGTCCTTATACAGTGAGCGTAGCTTACCCAACTTTACCCTCCTTCTTTCTTGCGTATGCCAAGCGAGCCTTGCGATTGCGAGCCTCGCGCTTCTCCGCCTCAGTCTTATGCTTATGATACAACTTATCCGTCTGAGGTGTTTGATGTAACTTCCAGTATGTATACAAGTTCTCCAGCCACTTCAGTTGGAAGTAGCGATTGTTACCTGCCTTACCATAACCAGAAATAACACCTAAGATCTTACCCTCCGCACCATTGCAGCCACGACAAACCACTGCACGACAGAAGCCTGTCTCATGGTCATGGTCAAGTACACGGTTAATTGCAGTGACAGCCTTGAGGCTGCCGCCACATAAAGGGCACTTCCATTTCTGCTTCTCTAGTAGCTCTTTCTTGTAGTCAGCTACCTCCGAAGCCTTCAATCTGATTGCCATGAATCATCATCTCCCCACACAATTGGATTCTTATCCGCACGCCAGATGTCACCTTTGAATTGTGCCATATGAGCCAAGCGGCCACATTCTAACATCAGATCAAAAGCCTTGCCGATGCGGTAGGTTCCTCTATGGTTCTTGAGCTTGACTGGCCCTTCTCCAAACTTAGACTTGTAGGCACCAAGCACAGCCATATAGAGTTCCTTCTCAGTCTTGCAACTATCAAGGAGGTCATAAGCGTACTTGGCCCCACGTCCTGGGATGCCTGCATAGTTATCTATGTCGTCACCTATAATCATTTGTGCATAGAAGAACTTTAGTCCTGCACCTTTAAGGTCTTTGACCTGCCCGTTATTCTTACGACGAAGGTCAAGCCAACCCATAGGTTTAACCCACTTCATTTCACTTCCCGGCTGCAAGTGCCACCCCGGTACTATCATCAGGTCTTTATCCGCAGATACAATAACGGTATCGGAGAACACCTTATGCTCAGGGCTTCCTATTGAGAACTCGTTACCTACTTCTTGCAAGAATCGGTTGTGGCTATCCCATTGTGCGATACTCATCAAGTCATCTGCTTCCTCCCCATCTGCCAGTTCTGCACCATGCACACTTATCAGGTGTTGTCGCATCTCATAGAAGAAAGGAGGCTTGTCTGCCTTTCGTGTACCTTTGTATGGTTTCGTGAAAGCCAAGCGTAGGCGGAAGTTAGTATCTGACTTGGTGAGGAAGATGCGTGCGGCATCACATTCAGCACCATACACCCAAGAGTTAAGCATAGAGTTTACACGGTCGCAAGCTTGCTTACACTCAGGTGTATCTTCGATGCGCTCTACTTGCCCTGACTTAACGCGGGTCATCGCTCGGACAAGTGTCATCTCATTGATAGTATAACCAATGATGTATGGAATCATATCTCCATCTATGAGAGCGATTCTCTTACCTTCAGTCGGCCACAGGATGAGATTATTGTCTTCCGATACTGTAGCTCCGAAGTTGAAGTTTGGTCGCATGTAGGCCACTCCTTTAATACATCGAGTAGCACCTTATTTGCTATGGCCTGATAGGTATAACCCCAATATCCTAAGTCAAATAACTCAGGAAGGGTGAAGGTTTTAGTATGAAACAACTCCCCATCAAGCAAGATAATAACTTTGAGGTAATCTTTCATCATTTTGACATCACGACCATACACATAATCTGCTACTAAACGAGATCTAATAGTCGGCATAATTCATTCTCCAATAACTATTACGCAAAAGACCCTGCCTACACTAAGGCAGACAGGGCATCAATTAAAACTCTTCTTCTTCGCTAACCGGAGCTTCCGGTGCAGCTTCCACTGCCGGAGCTTCAGCTTCTTCAGCAGACTTAACTTCTTTCACTGGCTTACCAGCAGCAATCCAATCCAGATATTCAGCTACAATGTTAGCCTTACCAATCTGTGCTTTGTCAGCCTGCTCAGGGAAGCAAGCACGAGCAAACTCCAGGCCAGTAGCAAAGTTACCCATGCTGTCAATCTTAGCTTGAGCTTCTTCGCGGGTGTCGTATGCTTTGGTGCCAGCTACCAGCGAGCCAGCTTCATCGACGATAATGAAAGACTCAACGGATACCAAGGTAGCGCCTTTAACAACACGGTTTACGATAGTTTCGATAGTGAACATATTTAAATTCTCCTTCTGTTAATTGTGGCATTATCGCCGATTAAAATTCTCTCTTCTATAGTGTCCCCTAAATAAGAGACACAGATTTGTCCAACGCGTTAGACTTACAAAATCGTATTGGTCTGACGGATGTCCGTCATAGGGAATCCAATGCCGTGACGTTTGCCTGTCACAGGGTCGCTGTAATTCACGACGTGCTGCCCCTCACGGGTAATATAGTGCAGGTCTTGGTAGGCCTTGCCCTCGCTAAAAGAAATGAACTGCGTGCCGCCCAGCGACGTTACGCCGGGCTTGAAGTGTAGGGTTACTGCTTCTACTTTCATTAAACCTCCTTGATTAATATTCAGCATCTTCATCCATAGCAGGTGCCGGGGCATTCTGCGCTTCCGGTACTTCCTGCGGAACAGCAGCGCCAGTGTCCAGCGTCTTGCGGTCTTCAGGGGTGGCCTCATTGTCTTTCTTCTTGGCCTTCTTCCACTCAGGGTCTGCTGCGCGTGCTTCGGCAATGATACCCTCTACATGAGAACCAACTACTGACAGGTTCTTACCACGCGGCGTCTCGTTCAGCAGGTACTGACGTACAAGGTGTGCAGGAATAGAGTCGATGATATCTTTGGTCAGCTTGTCAAAGGTGATGTGACCAGTCATTTCCAGACCTTCATCCTCTACCTGAGCCAGTACCAGCTTCTTCAATTTATCCGGCATACCACCGAAGCCTTTCCAGTTAACGTACTTGAAGGTGCCGTCATCATTCTTGCCACCTTTCTCATCGCCAACCATGCTCACAGTCATGCACTCGCCGATGAAGTCATCGAAACCACCTAGTAATTCTTTAGGGTCAACTGCATTCAGGAACTTGGTCAGCGTCGCCTTGTCACCAGACTTGAGCGGCACAGCCATCCACTGTTCCATACGAGAACCATCCTCGTTCTTGTCATCGTCACCCATCAGGATAACCTTAACAAGAACGAAGTTAGCAGGCTTCTTCACCTCGGTAGTGTTACCTTTCTTAAAGATGTCTTGGAAGGAACCAACGTGAATGATTCCAGAGATAACTGCCTCGTGATCACCAACTTCTGGATTCTTAAACACACCACCAGTAGCAGCAGCAACCTCAGCACCAAAATCAAAATTACGAGCCATTAATTTATTCCTCCTGTTGTTTGTTAGCTTTGTACTGAGCACAAGCATGTACTCACTAGAAAGCCCGATACTGTATCGGGTTGTGCAAGATGCACAAGAGGTTCAACACTTTACAATCATAGGACGTGCTTAGGCTTTACGCTCACTGAGCACCTTGGATTTACTGTCTCCGACAAACCCACGTCCTATTGTTCTATAGTGTCACCTAATTATTTGGTCAGATTGTCTAACTCCACTTCCAGCATAACAATCTCTTTCTTCAGGCTGTCAGATGCAGCTTGATGTACAAGGGCAATGGATGCCTTGCGCTCTTCAAAGTCAGCCTTCAGGTTGTCACGCTCTTGCTGGTGACGTGCCATCATCTCTTCGACCTCTTTGACTTGTCGTGCATTAAGGTCATCACGAGATGCGTAATAGCGATTATGGCAGTCAATCATTTGAGAACTACGATGTTCTTCAACTTCAACTTGTTCTGCCTGTACTGCTTCGATGCGGTCCTCAATAGCTTCAATAGCTTTGTACTTGAACTTATTAGCCAGACCACGAAAGTATTGAGCCACGAATACCAGAGTAGTTACCATTGACATGTTTATATCTCCTATATTTACTTAATTACCTATACTACATTATAAACCTAGATTACCTAGGTCTTCCTCCTATAGTGTCACCTAAATCAATTTACCACTGTGACATTACCTACAACTTGCTTAGCGTAAGGTCTAATAAGTTTAATAGATTCAACAATACAACGTAAGAATAATTCTTCAGTTAAATCTTTGCAGCGTAATTTGGTGAAGCAACGGTAGCTTCTTAACAGCATACCATTGTCTTGGCGGCACTCTATAACTACAGAGATGTGTCCCGCGTCCCAGGCTTTAACCTCAATACCTATCTTACGGTCTTTAGTTAATTGATAAGCAATATTTAATCATAATAATCTCCAGTTAAGTTATTCATAAAGGCCACTCGTAAGTGACCTTGAGTATAACTCAGTCGTAGTTACCATCGTAATCTGGGTCAATACCAGAGAAGGCCCAGAACACTACCATAAATAATATGACTCCAAGAATAATAAGAGCAGTTTGCATTAGTGTGTCTCCTTCCAGCTTGCACCTATTTTGTACTCGCCAGCCATAGGGCAGCGCATATTCAGGTACTTACCAGCCCATGTCATGGCGTCAGCGATAATATGACCAGCCCTGTGGTAGCGACGCTGACAACGCAGCACGCCAGCAGCAGTATCCACTTCAACCAAGTTAGCAGCAGACCACATGCGCCCTTCGGAATCCACATGTACGCGCTTCTCTTCAGGGTCGAACACAGCTTTGATAGCTTGCTTCTCAGATTCGAAACCTTCCAACGTGAAAGGTAATTCATAGTCAAGGTATAACACCTCCTCTTCTGGCACTTCCATCTGGATTTCATCGTGTACGTTAGCCACGCCACACGGATTCCCCAGGTTATCCAGTGCAACACCTTCACGGCGCATGACTGCAAAGGCTTTAACCAAGGCATATTTCATACACAAGGAGCCTGTCATCTGAAGTAATACGTTGAGCATGGTGTGTTCTTTAAGCTCACCACCACTCATACGGATGCGCCCCCAATGACCATCAGGTGCTTGCAGGTATCCAAACTTATTACCAGCAGCGATGACATTCTCACGAAGACGAGCCAGTGATGGTAGTTCGATCTCGAACCGTGCAACAACCTCCTTCATCTCATCTTCAGTTACACCACATACAGCGGCAAGGTTGGCAATACCAGAGCCATACAAGAATGCGTAGATAAAAGTCTTCGCCATGTCACGCTTAGGTAAACCAGCCTTAAGTTGGTTGTGTGTATGGATGTCACCATGCAGTACAATCTCTTGGTATTCAGGGTCATTCATGAAGTGTGATAACACACGCAACTCCAGTCCTGCACCATCACAACCAAGAATCATCTTACCTTTACCAGCTATAAATAAATCACGAAGAGGGTAAAGACCGCGAGCGGGGATGTTAACCACATTCCTGTGACGCATACGGAACGTAGAAGTGCCAATAGAAATAGCAACAGCGGGAACACGCCACTCTCCATCATCCTTGTCGGACGTAGGCCAGTAGCCATATGTTTCGTAGTATGCCTGTGCATTGATACCTAGCTCCTTGTTAAAGGCTACAGGTACGAGGCCGCGACACTTTCGTACACCAGCTTGCGAGGGCCAACGCCCCGTTGAATCGAAGGTTTCAACATCACCACGGTTGAGGATCTGACCACGACGGGATACGAGTATGTACCATGCAGCGATACCCAAGCACCAATCAGGTACTGACTTACCTTCACGTGCAGCCCTTTCCTGCCATAAAGTAAGGGACTTCTCATTTATCTTTCCACTCCACGGCTTAGGCAACACTCCATGCTCGTCCAGATAAGATTGCTCAGTGTCGTTGAACTCAACTCCCCTCCACCCAAAGTCATACAGAACCTGCTTAACTGTGTCTCGGTTACCAAGCGGGATATCTTCGAAGGTGACAGGTGTATATGGCCCGATGTGTTTAATACTCGGAGTATCATTGATGTTTCCTCGGATGTGAGGGAAGTCTTTCTTGACAGTAGCTGACCAATCACCTGACTTAGTAGTGACTGACCATACAGTCTTTCTATCGGAGCGCCGCTCGGCATGAATGAAAGCATCGGCTCCAAGTGTAACGCCAGTATGATTCTGTAAACTAAATGAGTTTGCCGCATCTACTTGCTCCTGTTTCTCTTGAGGTTTGAAAGGCTTAGACTTGATGCGCATTGGCATGTGAGGCCGGAAGGCTGCAACAGTCTCGTCAATCTTCTGGTCAAGCTCCTCGCATCGTGCCAGTGCCTTGTCTATATCCAGCCGGAAGCCGCGCTCCGCTTGACGAGACATCTCCAGTGCTACAATGGACTCCATGTGGAAGGCTGTCTCAATGCCAAGACCAGTCCTTGGATTGACGCCACGCCGCTTGTGCTCCATCCACTCGCCGTTGTACAGCCACAGGAACAGGTCACGACCGATCGCCACATCCTCACGTACTCGGTGCACCATGTGGTCTGTCAGCTTAGACCAGTCCTCGTTCTCAGGCTTATAGCGACCTATACGGATACCGTGTGCCTCAATAGAGTGAGGTGCAACGTTACCCATACCCTTAGCGTATGCCTGCGGAGGGAGTCGCCTATCCGGGTTCAGGAGCCTTGACATGACAAGGGTATCCATTACCTTAACCGGGCACAGATCGGCCCGCAGACGGCCTTTGCCGCGCTTCTCCGTGTAGTTATAGCCTTTCCATATATCGGGGAATGCCTTCTCAAAAAGCAAGCCGTCATAGCCGAGGAAGTTCTGTGACACGATAGCTTCACAGTGCTTGAGGAATCTCACACCATCTTCAAGGTCACCGTCCTGATGACCATCCCACTCCTTCAGGTGCTCCCTTGCGTTAGGGTCACGACGGTCATATGGGTTGAAGAAGAGAAACTCTTCAGTGGTGAGCAAGTCCATGCAGCAAATTATATGCACGTCATCGTTACCTTTTCCATATCGGATTGCATCAAGTAAGCCTTTAGCCTCCGCATCCATTACTAGGATACGTCCTTCTGCTTCCTTCGCCCAATTAATAGTTTTCATACATTAACTCCGTTTCAAACTTGTAGTCAGGTGTTTCACGATCATCTTCCCTTGGGTCAATGAAGTAATACTCAAGCCTAACTTCGCTGTTCTTTAGTTCTTCACTTAGTTTAATCAGGTGTTCGGTTAACTTAGTTACTTTAGTCATTTATGTATCTCCAATTAATATGAGAGTGACCTGTCCAACATGTTAGACAAGTCACGACTTATTAACTGCGCTTGGTTCCTTCCTTGATAATCTGCTCACGCGTAAGGCTGTTCTTCTTAGCTTCAGCCAGCGTTAGTTGTGCAAACAGGAATGCTTGGTTAGTTACCTTGGCTGCAAGTTCTTCATGCTGCTCAAGGAACTTCAGGCTGTACTTACTGTCATTGCGTGACATAGGTTTCCTCCGTAACGATAGGGTTAAATGTAACATGCCCGCGCTCAAAGGTAAAACCTTTGCGCCCACCTATAGTGTCACGTAATACCTGATCAAAATGCTTATTCAATTCCAAACGATTACCGATACCTTCAGATATAGCATGGTCTACATCCTCATAACGTATAGCAATACCAGGATTACACATAGCCTCCTCTAAGATGCGAAAGTCTTGACCTGTGATTACATTACGCCGCTCACGATTCAGCACCTTACGACCATTAGGGCGTTCAAACATGAGTACAGTCCACGCAGCCTCAGAGATTGCCTTGTGGCCTGCACCGTAACGCTCCATGATTGTCAATGCCTTATTAACTTGACGAGCACAGCGATCACACAGATCATCGTGTACACAGGTGCAGTTACTCTTAGTTGGTTCAATCGGTTCAAGGTAATGATGCGCCAGAGCCTTCAGATAAGTTTGACGTAATCCATTACCATACACTACATGGTAGTATCTCTCATCTACATCAAACACTACACCCTCCCAGCGAAAGCGGATAGATCTCTTGTTAATGTTACGCACACAATCTGATTTGTTGAGGTGCAATTTACACATAATAATCTCCAGTTAGTTAATGTACTTAATAAGAGTTTGTCCAACATGTTAGACAAACCCTGATAAGTACACTATTTGAATAACATAGCAACCTTGTCTATGTTAATAACAAGTAGTACGGTAGCGAACAACCAAAACCTAAATCATCCATTAAACTCCTGTGTGTTCTCTTCTATAGTGTCACCTAATTCATCAGGCACAGCTTGCTCTTTTGGAGCACCTGTATCAAATGATTTAGTACGTGATTGTGGTTCCATTAATCTGCCGGTACTAACATCCCCTTTGAGCATCACTTTAGTACCAGTGTAGATGCCTTGGTCTCGATCTTTGACACATGAGATGTACGTGGTAGTCCTTTCATCAAGCGTTTCAGCTCTTGTATTACGCTCAATCCCCAAGGCGTAAGAAGCCCAGAATCCGATAGCCCCTGAGCCTCGGAAGTCAGAAAGGATAACCTCGCCACCTTCTTCGTGTGAGGTACGTTGTCCTGAAGGACGTGTAAGGTGCGAGACAAGGAAGATAGTAACCGGATGTCGGTCTTTGATAGTGCCAATCCTTTTGACGCACTCATCAAGCGCACCAACTTTACCACCAAAATTTCGTTCATCTAATTTAATTCCTGTTAAGTTATCAATGATGATGTTAGAAATACCCATTGCCTCAAACTCAAGGCACGTCTGCTCTACCTTCTCCATAGAATAGTCACCTTCAAGGTCAGCTACAAAAAGCTTACCAGTGTCAGCAACGTAGTCAATGGCAGCGTTGGCTTCCTCTTCGGTATAATCAAAGACCTCACGGTATCCATCTTCTCTTGGGTCATTGGTTGGAGGTAGTTCAATACGCTTATCAATCCATTTACCAATGAATGCGCGGGAGACCTTAACCATAGGGTCTTCAGTGGAGATAATACCTACCGACTCTCCATGTTCTTCAATGAGGTGCTTCACTACTTCGCGGAGGAACTCAGTCTTACCTACACCAGAACCAGCGCCGACGATGATTAGCTGATGCTTACGGATGCCAAGGGTTATCTTGTTCAGCCTAGGCCAAGGCCAAGATAATCCCGGTTCAGGGCGTGCAGCCTTCAGCTTGTCCCTTTGAGAGGCGATGGATTTAATCTGGCTACCGAAAACCTCATCTGATGACTTGGCATTGAACCATGCATCTACGAACTCCTTGGATTTGCCAGCCATCAATGCCTTGTTAGCATCCTTGCAGCCCGCAGGGTACTCAATGATATAAGACTTGCCGGGGAACAGGCGGGCCGCTTGTTGGTTAAGCTTCTGCCCTATTTCATCACCGTCGAAGCCCCACATAATCTTCTTGAACTGAGAGATGTGCTCACGGTTCTGTACTATCTCTTCAAGGCAAGCCTCACCCTTGTTGATAGACCACACATGGTAAGGCTGACCTTCCCACTTCGTACCTTTGGCAGAATCCAGAAGCATCTGCTGTGCTGCTAGTGCATCCAGTTCACCTCCCACGATAAGCAGGGTGTCTTTCCTTCGTCCCTTGTCCAACACGTTAGACATGGTATTCATACCGAACATGTCTTGGTTGCCAAACAGTTTACCTAGATGTCCAAACTTGAAATCTTTAGGTAGCGTCCGGCACTTAGCTCCCACAAGTTTGCCACCTTCGAAGCGAGGGTAGTAGTGCCTATTAACCTTCCCTTCTCCATCATGACCTACTCGGACGTCATAAAGCGCACAAATGTCTCCGCGAATGTGTCGTGATACAAGGTTCTTCCTTTTAAGTTCAAGGAACCACTCAACGTCAAGCTGCCATTCAGATTCTTGCTCCGCCCTTTCTTCCGCATTCATCACCTCCCAACGATCTTTCATACGCATACCACCCAAGGCGATAGCACGAAGTTTAGGGTCACTTATCTTCCCTTCCTTCTCCATTTCTTTGAATTGAGAAGGTGTATATTTGATATTGCCAGTGATGGGTAGCTCGGTGATTTCGATGCCACCTTCCGGCTTATGGTAGTAAGGCTTGCCACTATCATGGAAGTGTCCACGATTGCAGTAACCAGCGCCATCATCAAATATCATAAGATGATTGCCAGATTTATCATGTCCATTCTTTTGACAGGCAGGGCACGGAATATTGTTAATAATAGCCATAACTTAGTACTCCCACACTGCACGCTTAGATACACGGTCACGGGTAGGCTTGTTACGCTTGGCGCCTGTCTTCCCTTCCTCCATGCCAAAACGATTAGCAGGCTTACGGGTCAGTTTCTCAAAGTTACGCATGATTAATTCTCCAATGAATTGAATGTTGATTAGTTCAATAGTGTCACGTAAATAAGTTCTGTCCAACACGTTAGACAACCTAGTGTCTGCCCTTCCTATTAAGAAGGAGGTAATAGGAAGGAGTAACCTAAGTAACCTATAATTACCTTACTTACCTACTACTTCCTATTATTACCTATTACTTTCCGTCTCCGACGGGTAGTCCTATAGTGTCCCTTAAATCCGCATCGTGTCCAACACGTTGGACTTGTTAATTAAATGTTACAGGTAATAGTTAAAAGAAAAGGCCAGCCCGAAGGCTGACCTGTATATTTATTGTTCTATTAGGCAAATACGTATTCAGAATCCATGATTTCGTTAAGGTCGAACTCCCCTTGCTCAGGTACTTCGATACCTGTATCAACCATCCAGCGCTCTTCATGCTCCTCCAGTAGTTTCTGAAGCGCATTACCATCAATATACATTGCAACCATCTGCCCTTTAAGTGCCACTCTAAGAGTGAGGGTGTTGTCTGCATGAGTACCAAAAGAGTCGTGGATTACAGCGATACTAGTTACGCCCTTGTCTACCAATTCACATACGGTAAGGATAAGGTGACTTGCGTCATGACCGTGTACGAAATTAGGTGCTGCTGCTCCCATCATAGCGGCTTCATCTACGATATCCGTTTCAACCTGAAGGGACATCTTGATATCACCCATCAGACAGGTACGCACGCGTAGCATCTCGGTTGCCATGATCTTCTGTTCTAAGATGAAGCCAGTAGGCAGGGTGTACATCAGGCCTTCATTACGTTTCGCTGCAAAGCGTGCAAGCTGGCGTATCATCTTCATAGCTACTATCGGTGCCTTAACTACTTCAGAAATAGAAGGCCAGATTAGTGCCGTCATGTAGTTGTAAGCTGCGCCCGGAGTCAAGTAATCTTGACGATCGTCTTCAAAAGGATGTACCTTGTTTGCCGTCCGCCCTTCTGCTACTGCCTTCTGCGCCTCTTTTTCCTCTAAGTCTACGATGTAATCAATCACAGATTCACGGCAAGTTAAGCGAGTAGAACCATATGGCAAGGTCATCACGGGCTTTTTGGTTAAGCTACGGGTAATACCAATACTATCCCATGCGCTAGCCATTGCTCGCAGTTCTGTACCGGACAGCGTGACGCTACCAGAAGTAAACGTGGTTGCATCGTCCGCATCCATATATAGCGCATTCTTCTTGATAACCACTTGCGCCACCGCCCCATAGATATCCTGCGGTGCATCGGAGGGTTTCAGGTTAACAGCTTTGGCCCCTACTTCGTCGCGAAGCATAGCACTATAGTGCTGAATGCCTGAACAAGACCCGTCCTGATGTACTGGTAGGTGAGTGCGGAATTCGTCGGCCCTTCCTTCATCCACCAAATCAAGGTATTGAGCATACTCAAAGCACCAAGCGAGGAATTCATAAGGTGCATCAGCTTTAGCCCATTGGGTGAATGTGAGAGGGTCTGCGGCGATGTCTCGACACATATCTTGGAATTCCTCATCTAATACGTTAGACACGCGCACATCAAAAGTTTTCTTGTCCCATCCCCAAAGGTTAGCACCATTGATGCAGAACCATTTAAGCGCTTCTACGCCATTCACAGGGCGTCCCTCGGTAAAGCGGAGTAATGCCTTACCTAAGTCGTTAGACTGCGGAGAGAGCGTGCTAGATTGCACATAGACACGGCTGCGGCTATCCATTGCGTACACGAAGTAAATGGATTCAAAGGCGCTATATTTACGGGCCTGTCCTACCATGCGAACAACGGCGGCGGACTTTGAACCGCGCTTAGTTTCTGCGGTATATAGGCGCGCGCATTCGCCTTTCCAGTTAATGAATTGTTGCCACTGCTCAGGTGATAGCATCTCTTTCAGTTCACGACCGCGCAGGTGTTGGAATTCAACAGGTACCGGGTTAGCTGGCTTGTTCTCCTTGTCAATCAGTGGCTTGAAGGAAGGTACACCATAACCAAGGTCTAAGCGGATTACTTCTTCAATAACTGCTAATACATCCTTGTTGATTTGCCATTGTGTATTTTGTAATGCGTTGATAGCCTTATAAACCTTTGGCATTTGCTTTTGAGTCAACTTGCGTACATGCTCACGGTTACCTTTTACAAGACGGATACGGCTAGCTACCTTCTCAGTATGGAACCCTCCATTAAATGGAGTTCTCCAAGGACGAGGAGGGATTACGCAAGGGGCATAAGCTGGGCTTAATTGCGCTACGTGCTCTTTGAATGCGCTAATCCACTGGCCTACACTTTCAGAAGTTTGTAAGTAGTAAATAGTCTTTCCGCCATAAGTGCGCATAGCACGCATAAATACAGGTTCACCATTATAGAAAACGCTACCTTCTAAGATTTCAAGCAAGGTAGTACCAATCTGCAATTGAGTTTCTTTTGGCCACGCCTCCCAACGGTCAAAGTCCGCGTCCTTTTCTGCAACTGATTTTTCAGCAACTACAGCTACGTTATGAGCGTGACGATATGACTTAGTACGGCTAGCCTTGAGTGACTTCTTAACCTTCTCAAAGTATTTAGCGGCGTGACCTTCTAGCTTAGAAAAGCGCACTTGGTCTTCAATGCGTTCTGCTACACTCATTGCAATAGCCTGAAGGGTAGCATCCGTATTCAGCATATCCATAACAACTTTCATAGTGATGTATGCTGCAACTTCATTTTCTACACATTGTAAGAAAGCCAATGCGCGAGGTGCACGACCTTTCTTACCTTCGTACTCTTCTTTATAAGCCTGAATGCCTTCAGCCATAGGTGCAATAAGTTCTGACAACAGGCGGCGGTTCCATGCTGTGTCGCTCTCGCTACCTGCTGCAATCTGGCGTTGTTGATCTGCTTCGAAGCGACGAATGCCACCATTAAACATCTCTTCTTCTAATTGAAGCTGGATAGCGTGTAAATCTTGCATCTTGTATCCTCATGCGGTACTAGAAAACTTAATTGAGCGCCATCTTACTTAATGACGCTCTATAAGTCAACTTTATTTAGTTAAGGATTCTACTGCTTCGCTAATCAAGGCCCACGCTTCATGACCTTCACCATACCCTAGCTTAACAAGTTCACGCTTAGCCTTGTTAACTGCTGTTTTCTTGGTTGCTTCCTCCGCGCTCAGACCTAAGCGAGCATAGAAACATGAAGATTTAAACTGTGGGAGCATTGGAGCGCTTGCTTTCTTGGATTCACGAGCGCTTGTTAACTCCGCGATGCGGTTGTTAGCTAATGTTAGTTGTTCTGTCAGCTTGCTAATCTGGTCTAACAGGCTAGCCATAGCCGCACTGTCTGCGGTCTCAGCGTTATCCAGGCGCGGCGCGGCTGTCTCAGGTGCTTTCTGTGAATCATCTTTCACAGTTTGCGTGGTGTCTTCATCCCAAGGCGCTTTATCTTCCTCAGGTACTGACTGCAATGGCTGAGGCGCTCCCTGTGCGGCGCTCTCAGGCGTTTTCTCTTCGTCGCCATGTGATTGCTTAGGTTCAGATTTAGGCGTGGCCTGAGGCTTTCCAAGCAGTTTATTTACGGCCTTAGTATCCAGCTCACCATTAGCCGCCAGTTCTGCGGCCTTACCCATTACGGAGGCTTCATCAGCTACCGGAATAAGCGCCAACATTACACGCATCGCCACACCTTTAAAGCGCTCATCTTCACCGAAAACACGCGCTACATTCATCAGGTGATAGCATTGTGCTTTCTTAATTGAGAATTCAGCCTCAACATAAGCTAAAAACTCCTTTTGACCGTCAAAGTCAGCGCGTAGCTCGTTTAAGCAAGTACCAATCTTGATATAGGAAGCGCCGATGGTGTCTAAATGTGCTTTGATTTCAGCGGTTGCAGCTTCACGAAGAGTTACAATGGTGTATTCAGTAGTCATGGTATGTTCTCCATATGTTATTAAGTAATTTCACATAGTGCCACGAATGACACTATAGGCTATTACTTATGAAAAGGGTTATCTTTATGGTTTTCAAAGGTGGAATATATTGTAACACCATTAAACTGTAAGTGCTTAGTGTGTAAATCTCCTTCATAGCAGGTGTTAAACCACTGGAAGTTAGAACCTATTGCAGACCACAGCACAACTAACAGGATTACAATAGAGACTAAAATGTTTGTTACTTTACTCATAATCGCCTCATCAAATTAGATTAATCGGGTACTCTCGCAAGAATACCCTGTTAATCATCTTATAGTGTCACATAACTAGTTTATAACTAGTTCCTAATGTTTCCTCTCGCATCATGGCGAACCTTAGAGAACATTTCAAGGTAATACCATCAGAAAATTGAAAGGTATATTGTTTGCCGTTCATTTATTCGTCCTCTTCTTCGTCTTCTTCAGCTTCAATCTCTTCTAAATACTCATTAAGCAGGTCTTCAGCGTCCCCGTAAAGGTCAATCGTGAGTTGTTCATGGATGCGAGCTTGAAGGATGTACGTTACGTCCTTAGTGTCAGGCATCAGACCAGAGTCGTCGAACTCCAAGTCAATACCGTCACTAGCCATTACGCTAAAGATGTCAGCGTACCAGTGCGGAACAGCATTACCAGCGGCCTCGTGGATTTTATCGCTCAGGTCGTCCTCGTTGCGTACATCATCGTAGCGAATGTATTCTTTCAGCAATCCGTAAGCGTGGTTGTAAACGTCGCTGTAAGTCATGTTAGACATTGCCATTTCTATTTCCTCTTAGTTAGTAAGTTACCATCTAGGAGGCTCGTAAACCTCCTATGTGTTAACCTCTATCTAATCGGCTTCAATCCAGATTGTTAAAGATCGTTACTTCTTGTTGGTGCTTAATGTAACCTATGTAAGCCGTGGTAGTCAATGGTTAATTTAAATTTCTTCTGTAATCACATCTTCATAGGTTAGTTCCCATTCAGATAGAATCCATAACAGCGTGTCGTGGTTATATCTTTTAATGAGAGTAACCTCATACATAGTGCTATCATCATTCAAATTGTAGCACTTAACACTAGACTCATCCCACCAACGCATAATGCCCACTGAATTGCAGCATTGCGTGTATATCGTGTGCTTAAACATGGATTATCTCCTTCAGTATGTCGCGCACATTGTTCACTGTATCTTCCCAGCCCTCATTACGAAAGCGGTGGTAAAGCGCTAGCTCGTCATCGGTCATCATTTCGTTGTTACGTATCATCCAACATAACATAGTAAAGACCGCGCTAGCTTCTCTAAGATTCAAGGTCATCATTCAGCACCTCCCCTAGCCTCTACAAAATCAGCAAAGGATAGTACCTCTTCTCCTTCATCCAGAGAGTTAAAGTAAGCTTCATACAGTTCATCGTACATAGTATCACCTCATTAAGTTAATAAGTAATACCACGGCTTACATAGGTTACACTAAGCAGATTGTTAAAGAGCAAGGATAGTGCCTTGATAGGCCAGCCTACGCCAGCCTTACCTTATGCTCGTTTAGCCAGATAATCGCACCGATAAATAGCTAAGCTAAGATCGTTGTAAGCACTATCACAAGTTGAGTGAGTTAAGCCAGATATCATCACCTGATACATACCTTTCTTAACCTCTAACACCCAATACTTTCCGTTTTCGTGCTTGATTTGAGTCTCTTTGAGCATGATAGTAACCTCAGTTAGTTAGCCTATCAAGACACTAGCCATATTGTTAAAGAGCAAGGCAGCCAAAGCTACCTATCGTTCGGCTGGGTTGCCTCCCGATGACTGTAATGTACTACCGACTACTGCCTGTGTCAACACTAAGTTTCACTAAGATAGATTATTTATGTGATACATGTCACAGCTACTAAGATAATCATAGGTTGTCTAACGTGTTGGACTAAGGAAAAGCAATAGATACAGAGCTAGGATAGGTTAGGCTGGCTAGGATTCTGGTGTCCCTCCTACTGCATCTTATTGTTCTTCTCTTTCTTTAGCGGTCTACCGACCGCGACCTATTCGCATCTTATAGCGTAGCTATGCAATCACTAAGGTAACACTAAGACAGCAATAGATAGCCACTAAGCTACTCACTAAGGAAGCTACTAAGGAAGTGACTAAGGTAGTTACTAAGACTGTCCCAAGGTACACGATAAGGAAGACCCTAAGGTACACAAGGCCGTGAGTGAAGCGTAGCGTAAGCGGAGCAAACGAACAGATAGCCCACGCCCACACACGCTGTCAAGCGGCCTACACGCGTCCCTATCGCTCGCTCCGGCAGGCCTCAGGTTACCCTTTGGCCCACACTAAGAGCTTCTCTCAGGCCTCCACAGGCCGCCCTAGCGCCCACAGGCACCCTATGGGGACATCCCGGCGAGGCCGAGGCCGAGAGA